TACAATCGTTTTGGTCGAGAAATACTGTGCGGACGAATGCTGTGCCACCACCCCGATGAAAGCCACGACAGCAGAGGCGAGGGTTTCCACCGTGCCGATGACTCCCCACCCGAAAGCCTTGTCGAAGGCCCCGAAGAGTGTGACGAGTGCCGGGATTAGCCACTGCAATAAGCGGAGGATGTCAAACTGTTTGTTGGTCATGGGGAGCCTCCTTAGTTCTGCACCACGACGGGAACTTTATTGTCTCCGCTTACATTACTGAATTTAGCGTTAGAGCTAAAATTATAATAAATATCATAGGTAGATGGTGAAGAACCATCGCTGATTTTGGTCAAAAGCATAATTTCACCGTAATTACCATGAGTGAAAATAATGTAGCCTTTTTTGAACATCTTCGCGGCTTCCGAAACCGTGAGAGTCTTCATGTCAAAATTATAAAGTTCATCATAAACCACACGGGGCGCACCTTCCCATACAGGTTTAACATCGGGAACTTCGCTTGTAGCCTTGATAGTATAACCCCCAACTGTGGTGGTCTTAAATAATACCTGCCCAGCAAAAGGAACAAACACAATTGCCCCAACCATAGTGTCCCCGCTTAACGCGACAAATGATCCATCGTCAAATTCCGCCTGATAATCAGTCCCGTTGATGGTCAATTTAATGATGTCACCAGATTCCGCACTCGCCCAGTCAATAGTAGACCCCTCGACCGTGGCAAAGCAGTACTGCGTCTGCGTATCCTGTACGGTTGTAACGGTCTGCTCCGGCACCACTACATCTTCAACCGAATGTTCCGCATCCTCTCCAAGCGTCAGCACCTTCCCTACATCGGAGGAGGTGTAGGAGGGGAGGGAACTGCCACCGCCGCCGCCGGATTCCGCGATCTTGGCCAGGAAGTATTCCTGACGGGTGATGGGCTTCAGGTCGACCTCGCCGTCTGCGATGTCCTGCAGGAACTGTTCGTGCCGTGTAATGGGCTTCAAATTTTTCATGTCTTCGTCCTTTCTACTCTTTGCGGTCTTCCAGTCCGTCCAGCCGGCGGTTGATCCGCTTAAATTCATCGTCATGTCGGTCCGCGCGGCTCTCCAAGTGGAAGACGCGCTCGATAACATTATTGTACTTCTTGACCTCCGCCCGCAGCTGCTCGATCCGCTCGTTCTGGATCGCATCGCTGCGGTTGTTGCTGATCAGCACACCAACCAATGTCAGTACGCCCGTGATTATCGCGGTAATTATTGCCTCCGTCATTGCGCCCCCCTTTCTTACGGTCCGATCCATCGCCGGATCGCGCCGTCAGCGTAGTGGTACACAGGGTGATTAAGATTTAACTCCATCGCCGTCGCGCTTGTAGCGATGCCCAGCAGGATGTAGATCTTGCCATCCGCCGAAGACGGAAGGGCTTGCACGATCGGCGTGTTCGCGTCCATGATCGCGGAGCCATTGCTCTGCGGCGTGCACTTCAGATAGACAGGGGCATGGTCAGTCAGAGTCAGGGCAGAACCGGTCCGGTTGAACGAGTAGCCCAGAGCAACGCTGTACTGCTGCCACATATAGGCCGCCGAAGGCATCGCTCCGGCTTCCACGCTGGCCGTCGTGCCGTAGTAGTAGATCAGCCCGTGCGGGTCGATCGGCGTCTGGCAGACGGTCCGGGAAGCGGTCGCGTTCGTGCTGCTGCTGTTGTTCGCCGGGACGAAGCCCTTGCCGTCCGCACTGGTGAACAGAAGCCGGTAGCGGTAGGTCACGGACTTCATCGGCATGGTGCTGACCTGCGTCCGCAGCTGATAGCCGATGGTGTTCGTGTTCGCGTCGTAGCCTCTGTAGCAGATCCAGCCGCCATCCGTCCCTCGGTGGCTGTCATAGATGAACAGCATCGTGTAGTTCACGTTGAAGAGGGTCGTGTCCTGCGTGGCTGCCGCCAGGTTCGTGTAGGAGTGCTTCGGTCCCAGGCCGTTGATGTCCAGCGTGAAGCCGGAAGCGGAGGTCACCACGCCGTTCTTCAGCATGATGGCCAGACCGTCGTAGTAGCTCGTGACGCCCGGGATGGTCGCCGTAAATGCCGTAGCAGTGGACGTGTCGTCCACCTGGCCAAACAGGATCCCGGCCGTCTTCTCCGGGATGCCGGTCGACGGGTAAGATCCGGTCACAGATCCGCCGGCGTTCGTGAAAGTGATCCCGGATCCGTTCATGACTGCCCGGGCCGCATCGTCTGCCCCTGCCTGGACTGACTCCGTGCCCTTTAATCTCTGGGCCACGATCGTCCGCTCAAGGGACTTCTTCAGGGCTTCGATCTCCTTGTTCTGGGTAGTCACGATCGCCGCCAGATTCTGCTTCACTCTTCCCAGGGTGAGGGTGTTGTAACGATCCAGAAGCACGTCGTATTCCGTCTGCACCACTCTGGCGGAAATGTCCACGTCCATGTCCTTGTAGATAACGTGCACCGTATCTCCCAGGGAGACGGCCTCCGGCACCGGAGTGTCCGCATACTCGGCAGACTGGGCCAGCATCACGAAGTCGATCTTCCAGGAAGTTTTCGGGCTTCCGATTCCGTTGTTCGTGATGTAACTGGTCGCGTAGTTCCGCAGCTGCTCCACCGTTGGCTGTTCCTGGAAGTGTTCGCCGGCGTCCAGGCAAAGGATCCTCGTGGACGGGGCCGCCGACACCCGGATATACTCTTCCGGGAGCGTGACCAGCGTCCCGGTCTCCTCATCGTACCAGAACGGATAGACACCTTTGTAGGTCGATTCCAGCGTCGTGTCCTGCTCCAGCTCGGTCAGGTTTTGCCCATACTGGATCTTCACGCCGTTGTCCGCTCCGATCCGGTTCCGCAGCGTCGCCGTGTAGCCGTTCAGATCCCATTCACCGCCGTACACGTCCAGCAGGGATCCTTCCTGGCCGCCCATCACCTTCCACATTGAGCGCGGGGCAGAAAGCACATACGGGACGGCTGCCGTCCTATCAGTGGCCAGCCGGAAAAGAACTTCCCCGATAGTCGGAATAAACTGGTTCGCCGTCGCCCCTGTCACTGCGCCAGCTATGTCCTGCGCACTAAAAGGCCGCACGACAATGCCGCTCATGTCGTAGCATAGATGGTTCGCGTAAATGGTCACGATGCCGTTCAGGGGCTTGGTGATCCGGTAGATCCGGAATGGCTGCGCGTCCTCGTTCCAGCCCGGATCTGCGTAAATGATGTAGTTGTTCTTGATGTCGCCGAAGTGGGCACCGGTCACCGGGTAGCGCATCATCAGTGAATAGTCACCGTTTATCTCGTGGTTGACCTTGCACTCGATGCAGTCCTGCAGGCCGCCGATGCCCTGGCCACTCAGCACGATCGTGTCGGAAAGAATCGGGATCATAGTTCCCACCACCTTGCATTGACGACCAGCTCGTTAAACTCCGGGAACTCATCCAGGACCCAGTTGAAGAACGCGTCCGTTCCGGGAGGGATCGCGGGCCAGTCAGACGGTACGAAGGCACCGTCCACGTACTGCGTGACCTCGATCGCGTTGTTGTAGTTCTCCGTCCCGTTCTCTTCGTACACGTTCATGGTCTCGCAGTCGATCGCGACGTGCTTATCCTGCATCGTGGCCAGGAAGGTCCAGCGGTAAAGGCTGCGTTCCGCACTCGGTCCGGTTCCCTTCCGGAGGTTCATCTCGATGTAGTCCCCTTCGTGCGGCGTATAGACTCCAAACAGCGGATAGGCCGGGAATGGTGTGGGGTTCGTGATGATGTGGTTCCTCTCCAGGCGATAGGTCGCATTCTTCAGAAAGCGCTGCGGCTTGCAGTCAAACGCGATCTGGAAGTTTGCTGCATCGTTGTGTCCGACCGGGGAGAACTCCAGCATCCCGACGGGCCGCCCCAGCCGGTAGTGGTCCGTGTCGTAGTTGTCTTCCAGGCGGGCGTAGCCGTCAGTCGATCGAAGCCAGTTCCGGATCGGCTGCGCCCTGGTCTCAAATGCGTTCGGCACAAATGCCGGATAAATGACCTGGACGTTCCGGAACCGGTTATTTGACACGATCAGATCTCCGGACCTGCCGGGGATCTCGTACACGGTCACGTCCATCTCTGCCGCATTAAATGTTCCGGAACCGGAGACGACGATGCCCAGGCTGTCGCTCCGCGTTCCGTTCCAGTTGATCCATCCAATCTTAGGCAAGGCTCGCCTCCTGTCTGCGTGTCGCGTCCCCGATCTCGTCCATGATGATCTGGGCCAGCTGCTGCACGCTCTGGCCGGCGGTCGCGTACACGTTCAGGGTCACGCCGCCGTAGTTCTGATTAGTCGTGTTATTGGTAAGGGGCTGGACCACTGCCCTGCCTCCTGCCGTCATGGTCAGCATTTCCGGGCCGGCTTCGCCGACGATCGCAGAACCGGAAGACAGGATGCCGCCTTTTGCCAGGTAGGCCAGTTTCCCGATCTCGCCCAGGTTAAAGCCGATACGATTGCCGCCGACGAACGGCACCCAGTCCGGGATCTCCACGCTGATGCTGTTGATTCCTCGGATGATCCAGTTCAGACCGTCGATCAGGCCGTTCAGGATCCCGATCATGCCGTTAAGCGGGGCCTTCAAGATTCCCTCGAAGGTCTCCCAGATGCCCTTGAAGATGTTCTTGACGCCTTCCCAGGCGCCTTCCCAGTCTCCCTTAAAGATGCTCTGGATAAAGTCGATCACACCGGTGAACGTGTCCTTGATTCCTGTCCAGATGTCTTCGACCGTGGCGAAGAAGCCGTTCAGTACGTCACCGATGATTCCGAACTGTTCCGACCAGTCCTTCGCGAAGATGTTCTGCAGGAAGTCATCCACGCCCTGCAGTGCTGCCTTTATTTCTTCGCCTTTGGTTGCGATGATTGTGACAGCCCCGACGACAGCCGCGATCACCGCGACCATCGGATTCGCCACCAGGAAACTGATGGCACTTGAGACGCCCTGCACCGCTGTGGTGATCCCGCTGATCATCGACGCCACCGGGGAAATGGCTGCAATAGCTATCCCGACCGTGGCGATGATCGTCAGCGTGTCACCGTCCAGCGTCCCGATCCACGCAATGATGTCCTGGATCGTCCCAAGCAGCCCCTCAAGCGTCGGGCCCATCTCTGTGATGATCTGCGCCCCCAGCTGCGTCATGGTCGCCTCGGCCTGTGCCTTCAGGGTGTCGACCTGGTCTCCTGTCGAAGTCAGGCTCTTGATCGTGTCCTCGTCCAGGATCACCCCCAGGTCTTCAGCCTTCTGGCTGTATTCCTTCAGCGTCGCGCCGCCGTCGTCGATGATCGTGGCCAGATCGTCCGCGCCTTTGCCAAAAACGTCCATAGATGCCAGGTCTCGCGCCGTCCCGTCCTCGATCTGGGACAGGGCCCCGACCGTATCGTAGAAAACGGACTCCAGATCCCGGAAGTTACCGTCCGCATCCGTGACGGACACACCCAGAGCTTCGAAGGTCTCCGGGTGCTTGTCCATCTGGATCTTCATTTTTTTGAACGCCGTGGTCAGCGTGTCCGTCGACACGTCGACCATATCGCTCGCGAACTGGAACTTCTGCAGCGTGTCCGTGCTGATGCCGGTCTGTGCCGACAGCGTGGCCAGATCGTCCGCGCTCGTTATGGCACCCAGCCCCATCTCGGCCAGTTTCCCGACCAGCGTGCCGGCTGCGTCGGAGATCCCCTTTGTCTTCTCTGCGACTTCTCCAGCCTTCTCACTTACTGCGGCGGCTGCCTCGCCAATGCTCCCCAGGGCCGTGCTCGTCGGTTCTCCAACGTCGGCCAGCCCCTGCAGAGCCGTGCTCGCTGAATCCCCGTCGCCTGCCAGCCCCTGCATGGCTGTGCTCGCCGTGCCGCTTTCCGTCGACAGGGTCTGCATGGACTGCTCTGTTGCCACCACTTCACGCTGCAGCGCCATAAATGCTTCGGAGCTCTCGTCCACTCCGTCAGACTTCATCTGCTCCAGGGCGGTGTTCAGGGTGTCCAGTTTATCTTTTGACTGCCCAATCGCGTTGGTGACCAGCTGCTGTTTCTGGGCCAAAAGGTCGACGTTCGTCGGGTCCAGCTTCAGCAGTTTCTCCACGTCGGCCAGCTGCGTCTGCGTGTTCTTGATCTCTTTGTTCGCGTTCGTCAGGGCCTTAGTAAAACCGGAAGTGTCGCCGGACAGCTCGATGGTGACGCCCCGGATCTTTGCTCCAGCCATTTATCTCCCTCCAAAAAAGGAGGTTATCTCCTCTTGAGTTGCCTCGATCGGATAATCCTCCCCGTCGTTTGCTTCCTCGGTGAGCATATCGTAGATCATGCCCATCGTCATTCCAGTCAGTGCCTCATCGGACAGCCCGAAGTGGGCGCATCTCAGCATAAAGATGGCCCCGTTCGGCTTTCGGACTGTTGCCCTCATTTTTTTCTCGGCACCGCCGTGGTCTTGTTGTTCTGCGTCCACATCCGGATGATCACCGGGAGCACCTCGTAAACGCTGAACGCTCCGTCCAGGCTTTCCAGCCATTCGTCGGGGCTGTCTCCCACGTCACTTCCGCCGTGCTTCAGTGCGCACCACGCCACGTCCTCGAAGATTCCCAGGATATTCGCCGGCATCGGCGTGTCTTCCTCCATAGCCGCCTTGTACGCCTTGGACAGCGACTGCATATCAATGACCAGATCGCGCCGGAATTTGTTCCGGTAAATCCTCGGGATCAGTGCGCTCATGCCGATCGTGTATGTCTTCCCTTCGACCGTGATAGTCTCTTTTATCATGCCATTCCTCCATGTGCCTCTGTGGCTTTAGGATATCGTCACAGAGCCGTTTTAATTGGTTTGTCAAGTATTTCTCCACCTGCACGGCAGAGAACGAATAAGGGCGGATTTCTCCGCCCCTTGCGCTTTTAAGTGAGAGTCGTGTCCACAGCCCCGAAGAAGCCGTTGTAGGTAGCGGCCGGGGTGTCCGCAGTCGTCCGGTAGTAAACCTTCCCGTTGATCACGCTGTTTGCGGTCGGGTCGATGACCGGCATGACCGTCAGATCCGCCGTCTGCGTCTGCACGTCCACGCTGTCGCCCTTGGTCGCGCCGGCGATGTCCGGGCGGGCCGCCTGGCATCTGTACACGCAGTAACGGTCAGGAGCCTGGTCGCCGTCGATCTCAAACATCAGAGCGAACTCGACAGGGTTGGCGTCCACGTCCTCGACCAACATCTTCCCGGTCTCGGTGACGGTCTGGTTCCAGATCGCTTCACGCATGGAAACCGGGAAGTCTGCCATCTCAAGGCTGCCGGTGTAGCCGTTGTTCGTTGCGACGTGATAATATTTCACGTCGTCTGCGTAGAAGTCCGTCTCGACGTTCTCTTTCGACAGCGTCATGCTCACGGCACCGGGGACGTGCACCGGAGTGCCCCAGGAAGGGACGCCATCGGTGTAGGTGATGATGCTGTAGTATACGTTTTTAAGTCCAAAATGGACCTTGTTGGGAGTTCCCATTCTTAAACCTCCATTGTGTAGATGACTTCGAAGGCGTCCTCATCGTCCAGATGTGTGAGGGTCTTCGTCCAGTAAATATCGTTCGCGGCCAGTGCAGCTTCCACGTTGGCTTCGGCTGTCAGGTCCCGCGTCTTGGTGAGTAGTTCCACGAATACGGTCTTCGCGGAGTAATAGACCACGTTGTCGGCCCCGAAGTTGTCCGTCCCGTCCTGGAAATACACCATGTAGGGGAGTTCCGGAGCCTGGCCAACGGGCCAGGACCAGAAAGCCGTAGGGTATACACCGTTCAGGATCGTGTGCAGCTCTTCAAGCGTCATTTCTCCAGTTCCTCCTTCAGGGCGGCCTCGTATGCCGTGATCGCGGCCTCCTCCGCATCCGCTATGTGCGGGAATGCCTTGGCCTGCCCGACCGTCCTGCCTCCGGAAATGATCGGATGACCGTATTCCAGCAGGTGGGTGAGCCCTGGCTTCTGTCCGTTGTAGATCGTCGTGACCGCTCCGGTCCGTGTCGTGCTCGTTGACTGCTTCCAGCCTTTCGCATACTTCCCGGTCGCCTGCGGGCTCGTCGCTTTCAGCTGTTTGACAACAGCCTTTGCCGCCTTCTTCTGTGCTGCTTCGATCTGCGCCGGCAGAGCTCCGACGTAGTCGGCCATTATTTGCTCGATCTGCGAGGCCAGATCCACTTTAGGCATCGCCGGCCCTCCTCTCCAGGTAGAGCTCGATCGTGTCGTCCCGCTTCCGGTAGGTCCGGTAAATAGTGTACGGGATATCGTCGATCTCGCAGTCCCTCTCGTCGGCATAGTCGTATGCGAACATCGTGACCATCAGATCCGGCTTTAAGCCGTTCTGGCCGGCGGCGAAGAACTCGTCCCGCGTGATGCTTCCGGCCTGGCCATAGACGCGCTTCTTGGTGATCTCTTCCTTCCACTGCCCGAAGCTGTCCTGGAAGTGGTCCACATGGTACAGATAAAATTCTATGCTTCGGTCCATTCGGTGTACCCCGTGGCCGTCGACATCTGGGCCTTCTGCTCGTCGTAGGACGCCTTTAGCCGGTCGTAGTCTTCCGGCTGTCCGAAGTTCAGGCGGCAGTAAGTGATCACCGCGCGACGGATCAGGGCGTCATCAGTGTCAAGGTTCACGACACCCGCCAGGCTCATGTCGATCAGGCCGGCTTCGATCAGGTCCGTGAGCTCGCTGTCGAATGCTTTGGTAGTGATCCGCAGGGCCAGTTTTACGGCATCTAACAGTTCCACTTTTTTGCCTCCCTCTGTTGCCGGAGGGATTGCTCCCCCCGGCGTTTGTCAGTTATTATTCGCTCTTCGCAAGCAGGGCGAACGCCTTGGACGCGACAGGTTCGGCAGCCAGCATCAGCTCGCCCAGGACCTCGACCAGGTTTTCCTTCTTCCGGGTCAGGGTGTCGAAAGTAAATTCAACCTCTTCGCCGTTCGGGAAGTTGGCCAGGGCGCCGATGGCGAAGTCGCCAACGATCGCATACACATCACCGGCAGAAGCCGTGCCGATCGCAGGAAGGCTGTTGTTGAAGATCACGCGCAGGCCTTCAAAAGGATCTACGTTGTGCTGGTTCGCATACTGGGCGGCCTTGAACTCGGCCCAGGTCAGCTTGTTCATCACAACGACCGGATTTACAGCTTCGTCGGACAGGTGCGCGATCGCTTCCGCGATGACACCAACCGCGGGGTCTTTTTCGATCGTCGCAGCAGCGGGAGCCGTTGCCGTAGCGGTACCAGGCAGATCCGCGATCTTAGCGATCAGCTCGTCTTCCGCCTTCTTCAGGATGCGATAGGTCAGTTCGTCGTAGATGTAGCGGACGAACGCTTCCCCGCGCAGGGCATACACGGACTTGCTGAAGCTCTTCCACTTCTTCACGTATTCGGGAACCAGCGTTACGATGCCTTCGATCAGTTCTTCCTCGGAGACAGCGCCGCTGCCTTCGGTGTGGACTACGGCATCACTGCCGGAAACTTCGAAGGAGACCTTCACGTTGCCGGGCAGATAGGCCTTGGACACCAGGCTCATGATCTCGGTGCGGTCCCAGGCGGTGCGGACGATGTCCTCCACAAACTCCGGGACAGGGATGGTGCCGGAATCGGCGTTGGTAGTCAGCAGCGCAGCGCGCAGCTCGGTGTCGTCGCCGCTCTTCATGTATTCGGCGTACAGGTCGACGTATTCTTTGGAATTGCGAAACTCTTTGATGTCCTTCATCGTTCTCTCCTCGATCTTTTCGATAGTTGTTCCGGCGCCGTCGGCCACTTTGCGG